CGCGCATGTCGGAAAGAATCTTGTCCACCCGAGGGCGGAACTCCACTTCCTCTTGCTTGCGCCGAACCTCCGCGATCTGCGGCTCCATGTCGGCTTTGACGCGCTGTACCGCCGCTTCCTCGCCAATGATGCGGTTTACCTTCTTGACGGTAGCTCCATCAATCTTCGGCTTGGTCTTGAGGAACTTGGAGAACTCATCGTCCTCCTCGTTTGCTTCCCGGCCATCCGCGACGATCTTGGCGTGCGTGGCGTCCAGGTTGCGATACCAGGCCAGCAGGTCGGCGCGACGGTTCTTGTACTTGTCAGGGAAGTATTTCGCCGCTACCTCGGCCTCCGCGAGTTCGTCTCGTTGTGCATCCGTGAGCCCGGAAATATAATCCGCATCCGGGTCTGTGGCGGGCGGCGCGGGCGGCGTGGGCGTAGGCGAGACGGGGACCACCGGGGGAACTGGCGCTGGCTTCAAGGCGTCAACGTCAATGACGGTCTTGACCGGCTTTGGCTTTGCGGGCGCGGCGGGCGCGGCGGGCGCGGCAGGGGCGGGATCGGGCGCAGGGGTAGGCTCAACCGGAACTGGCTTTATCTCGGGCGGCTTCGGTTCATCACTGAAGTCGCTGAACAGAGCCGCCAGCAATGGATCGGCTTTGCCAGCCGGTGGCGGTTCTGCTGGTGGCGCTGGCGGCGCGGGTTCAGCCGGTGGCGCAGTTGGTTCAGGCGCGGCAGGCGCGGGGGTTGGGGCAGGGGCGGAGCCGGGACCATTTGGGTTCGGCGCATCAGGTGTGTTTCTCATAGTTCGGTGTTCAGAAGCCTTTTCTCTGAAAAGGGGGATTATGTCAAGACTTTCTACCGCGTCTCGGTCGCGGCAAGGGCAAGGGCAAGGGGCTTGGCCAACTCAGTTTTGAGCCTGGCCTCAGCCGCCGCGATGGGTCCGGCGAGTATTTTTGCCTGATCTTCCGGCGATAACGGTTGGTTGTCGTTGCAATGCATTGCGAAAATGCCGTAAGCATTCTCTGGAACTTGGTGAGTGCAGTTCTGGATTTGGTTTGTCATAAGGACCATCTCCTTCTCGGGTTTGCTAAAACTTCCCAGCTATCACTGGGTGGGTGCGAGTTGTTGCGCGGGCTGCGCCATGTCATCTGTGGCCGGCTGAAACCCGGCCTCTTTCTCCATCTGCCGCTTGATGGACGGCGGGGCGTCCTTGTAGTTGATCTGCTCGCGAAGCTGCGTCCGCGTCTGGCTTTGCTGGCCAACCTGCATGATCTGTTGCGCGGCCTGCTTGAGCTGCTGAACGTCCATCGTGTTCTGCTGCAACTGCTGGGCCATCTGTTGGATACCCTGCATAAGCTGCTCGTTCTCACCGGGCAGCAACGCATCAGAATCCCCGGCCTTCTTTTCAAGCTTGAGGTCAATGCCTTCGTCCGCAAGCTTGAAGATGGTGTTGAAGATTTCAAACACCTTCTCCTTGCCCATTGCGCCAAGGATCGCGCTTTGAACGTTCGGCTGTAACGAGCCAAGCCCCTGCACAAGTTGAACCAGCACGGTTGCCGCCTGGCTGTTGCTCGGCCTGTCCCCGCCGTCCCGCGAAGTGAAAATGTAATCATGGACCAGCGCCGACTTCGGCCCCATGACAGTGGTATAGCCCACATTATCCCCGTCATCATCCTGCTCCACAACCTGAAACCCGGCCTTCGTGATAATGGACTCAGGGTAACGATTGATGACAGGAAGCTCCACGTTGTTAGATCCCAGGGCGATCATGGATTCAAACAGAATCTTCTTCTCTGCCGCCCGCCCCTCGTCCACCGCTTCGGAGATAAACGAATAAATGGTGTCCGTTGACCCGGCCATCTGATTGCTTTCGCTGGCCGTAATCTCATGGCTTGCGCTCTGGCCCTGCTCATGCGGGCTCATCACCATGAGGCGATCTGCCATGTTGAGAACGTGGACAATGGCCTCAAAGATTTGCGTGATGTTCGTGTTCGGCGTGCTTCGCACCACCCGGAACACATCGGCGGCATTGATGCCAAGCGCCTTCATCTTCTCGAAGGAAGCTTCGAGCACCTGCATCGTAGCGTAGAAGTTTTTGCCGGTGAGCGTTTTCCGAAACTCCTCGCGAAGCTTTATGCCGTCCTCGCTCTCCGGGAACACATCCGTATTGAGCACGGCCACCGAAAACAAGTCGGCCTTGATGCACTCAAGGAACTGCGAGTAAAGGTTGGTAAGCTGATCCTGAAACTGCATCAACTCATGGGCAAGCGAGATGTTGAAGCTTCTGCCATCGTGAGCGTTGTAGCTGTAAACCGCGCACGGCCCGGATGGCATGATGTCCGCGTAAACCACCGTCGCGTCACCGGCAACCTTCAAGTGAATCCAGACCGGGAAAGGGTAACTGCCCATTCGATTCTGATTCGGAATACACTTCCACCAGATATGGGTGTGAAACGTCGCAGTCTGCTCCATCTGACCGTTGTAAAGGCCAACCATCAACTTGCGATCATTGTTCTGGGTCGGGTCAACCGGCACATTGGGCGGGATTATGCGGTCGTAATACTGGTTGAAATAGGCTGTGTATGTCGTGAACCACGCCGCCGTGTCGGCGCTGTAACTGACCCGTTCACGGTTGAAGTAATCCGGGTTGTGGGCAATGTCGCCCCACCGAGCTACGTCCCAGAATCCGACGAACTCACAGCCTGAGTCTGTGTTGAGGCTGGCCAGCGGATAATTGTTGTCCCAAAACACGCGGGAGCGATGCGGCTCCGCCCAGGAGATACCCTCGCGCATTACCTTGGCCTCTTTGGGGATCTTGCCGTCCACTGTCTTTTGACCGTCCGGCACGTTCTTTTTTACCCATTGAACATCCCGCTCCCACGGCGCGCGCGGGAATGTAACCTGTTCCGTGTACAGGAACATATTTCGGATACACTGGGTGTTGTGGTGGCGATACCCGTAACCATCCGCGATCTGATCGGCCCGCTGGTTGGTCAGGTCGGCCCGCAGCTTGCCCACCTGCGTGGTGGAGCGGGGCTCGTATTTGAACCAGGGCCAGAGATTGTATTTTACGGCCTGCGCCGCCGTGCGCCGGGTGATGACGCTTCGGAGAACGTTAATGTTCATCTCCGTGAACTTCGGAAGGTCAATGCCAACTACGCCTCCCGAACTGTTCTTTTTGATGTATGTGTCACCATCCGGCATGTCTTTCAACGCCTTGGTGGCAGCGGTGATGTTGATGCGACCCTGCGCGTACATCATCAGTGGAAGGGTGGATTTGTTGATCGGGCACGAATCCCACGCCAGGTCAACGGCGGTGTAACGCTGGTGATTGGCAAGGCTGTAAATAATGTGCTCCTGCAACCACCCGGAAAGCATGGTTTCAATCTTCTTCCGCTGAGCAACATCCTTTTCGATCTCGGCCACCGCGTCCGCACCAAGCGAAGCCTGCTCGGCCGTGGATGGCATCTCGGCAGTAAACAACGCACGAAGCCGGTCCCTGGTCGTGCCGCACTCGCGAAGGATGTCGAAGTCAATCATAGGTCAGGTCAAAAGGTGAACCGGCATGACCGGGATTTGCGGTGCTCCGGGGTGTGTGGCCTCCCACCATGCGCTTTCCAAAAGCTGGAAGTGCAACGCAACATGCGGCGGTATCCGGTTCGCTTTCATCCAGCGTGTAAAATCTCCCGCTGTAACAAGGCACAAGGCGCACAATTCGGCTTCGGTACACTTAACAAGCTGGCACAGCCGGCGCACCCGCTCTGCCGGCCAGCCGTTATCAAGCCCCAGGTGCTTGTAATGAATTGCGATGCGGGCTGTGGTTTCATCTGGCATGACTGACTTACATCATGTTCTGGCCGCGCTGCTCGTCCTGCTCGTCCTTGGGAGTCTCGGCGGCTTCTTCCTCCGCGCTCTCCACCTCGTCCGGCTGGTCGCCGCGCATGGCCATGACAGAGGCCGGCGCGGGCTCGCTCATGGGGGCTTTCTTGCCGCCCTTGGGCTGCTCAAACTGAATCTTGGTGAACGAGATAACCACCACGCCGTCAGCGTTCTCGTCAATGGTACCCTCCCCGGAGAACTTCACCTTGGCCCCGTCATCCTGGCGGGAAAAGTATTCCTTCAACTTCAGCGTGTCCTGGTCCGTGCCAGTGGTATCCACAATCAATTTGTCTCGTTGCGCGTCCATAATGTTATCCTGAAATAAGGGTCACGGCTGTGAGCCGCATCGGATCAGCATAGGCTTAACCTTGCCCGTTTGCAAGAATGTTTTGACTCCCCCGGCCATCTCGGTTCGGAAGATCGGATACGTGAGCGAGTCGAACTTGTGAACGAACTTGCTCCGCTTCGGTTTTTCGGGGTGGTCTTTGTCGGCTTCGAGGAACATCACCATCTCTTTGGCGTTCCGGCATGTGGCCGAAATGAACAGTTCCTCCTGATACAGCTTGCCTTGAAGAAGTCGGACGCGGGCCGCCACGCTCCCGTCACCTTTGGGGCATCCCAGAAGCTTGGCCTTGCGAAAACCTTCGATGCCGCCCGCCGCCCGGTTGTATTCACGCTCGAAATCGTAAGCGTCATAGCTTCCTTCCCCGCCTGGGCGCCATTGGTTAATAGCTGATTCGTCCGTGATGTGCATGATCTGGAAATCGTAATCGGCTCGGCGCTGCCAGT